CCGAAGAACTGGCATAGCGCCGCCCGCGCCGCCAGCCGAGCGAACTCAGCGGGCGGCGCGGGCGAAAAAAATGGGGCCCGAAGGCCCCCGAGGTTAGTCACGCGGATGAACCGACTCGCGCATCTCCCAGCGCCCCATGATATGGTCGCGCTGGATATGACTGTTGAGGTCACGAAAACTCAGCAGCGTCAACTCGCGCTCCGAGTAGCGGCAATGGATTTTGCCGAGTGTCACAGGTTTGTGCAGCACTTCGTCACGCGCCACCACACAATCCACATAAGTAAAACAAACCAAGGTACCCCAAATATCGATCATGATAAACATCCTATAACAGAGAAAAGAAAAGGGGCCCGAAGGCCCCCGAGGTTAATGAACGCGCACAATCTTGCGCAAATTAGCGTAGCGAACCCAGACTTGAACGTCTGGGGTATCGCGCACACTCAGATAACGACCAGTCAGAGAGCATTGAAAGTCTTTGCCCGCCGCCCAGTCAGCTTTGACCGCAGCCACAGATTTATAGTCCCGCCCGTAGGCGGGCACAGCATGAATATCGTATGCCATGCCCGCTCCCATTAGCCGAGAATCATCAATGCGCTGATTAGCAGCGCGTCCGCGTCCTCGGTGCCAGCTTTCGCCAACTCTTTGATACGCGCCGACAGCTTGTCGACCACAGCTTTGCGGGCAGCTTTTGCCGCGTCCAACTCTGTAGCATTGCGCCGCTCGATTTCAGAAATGACTTTCTGAGCCTGAGCCACGGACTTTTTGTCGCCCTTGGCCAACAGGTCGGCTTTCTGATCTTCGAGCTCGCCGTCCGAGAACGCGGCCATGGCCGCGACAGCTTTGGCTTTCGCCTCAGCTTTGCGAACAGCATCTTTGGCCTCTGACTTCGGCTTGACGAAATCAAAGGTGGACACCACGCGGTTGATGCTGCGCTCCCAGACTTTCTGCGCCGCGTCCTCGGTGCGCCCCTTGTCGACAATGCCCGACTTAAAGAAATCACGCACAATCAGGAACTCCGAATAGACCAGACCGCGCACAATGTCGTGCAGGTTGGCGTCCAACACGTCCAACGCCGCTTTGCCGCGCGCCATCTGCGCTTCGGCATCGAAGGTTTCTTCGCCGATAGCGAAGATCGTATCCTGCAACTCAGCAGCAGGGCGATCGCCAATCATAGGCACGACAACCGCGACAGCGGATGCAACGAGGGTTTGCTCTGGCAGGGCCTGAGCAGTAGCAGTAGCTTTCGCCATGATTTAATCTCCAATGTAAGAGCCGAGCAATATCGCTCTAGGAACAATCGACAACGTGTCGACTATTCCCAATGGTCAGCCAATCTCGCTGCCCATGTAGTTACTATATCAAACCCATAGGATTCGGGGTGATTCTCCACATCCAGACAACGATGGTCGGAGCCATGCTGAGCCATGCCCGCGTTGACCTATGCTCTAGAAAAAAATCGCTTTCAACCCGCTCCGGTGACGCTGCCAAAAAAAAATCGCTTTCAACCCGCGCCGGTGACGTTCACAAAAAATCGCCGTCAACCCGCTCCGGTACCGTACCCCCACCCCCCAAAATCTCGCTCCGGAAAGGGTCCCAGGACGTACACAGTGTTTCGCGCACCCGAAGAGCAAAATTTAAAAACACCCCCCGGCATCAAAAAAGGTACCCCGGCAGACCCCACCCCCCTTCTAAAAAATTGGGCCCCCCTTTGCTATGGGGTTCTATATGTGTATACTGCCCATATATTTTTCTGGAGTGCACCCCTTTCCTCCATGATGTTGCATATAACACCTGAACAAACCGTTCCGTACCCGACAAGTATGGAAGACGAAGAAGCGCCCACTCTGCGTGAGAACATGCAGATTGCGTCCAATACCGCCGCCGTCCTCAAAGGAATGGGCGCGGTGTTTGAAGAAGACCCCGACACCCAAGCTGAAGCAGACGCCGTGTTTGCAGACTTCGCCAAACTAGCGGAGCAGCAGTACGAAGAAGCGATGGCCCCCGACAAACCCAAACGGGGCCCCGGGCGTCCACCCAAACCAAAGATTGAGAAGAACCCGATCGCCCTCCAGCGCCCATCCGTGGCCGAGCGGATTGGCACCATGCTCCGGGAGTACAACAATCCGTTCGTTGCAGACGCAGCGGAACTACGCCAAGTAGTGACCAACAAGTTGTTGGATTTGGCCGGATGCGGCGACCCCCGCATAGAAATCAAGGCGACGGAGATGCTGGGCAAGATTTCCGACGTCGGACTGTTCTCGGACAAGACCGAGATAACCGTGACCTACAACAATGTTGCCGACATCGACGAGGCCATCAAGGACAAGATCAGAAAGATGATGCGCCTGCACGCGGTCGACGTAACTCCGCTGGGCATGGACATCGACGAGGAGTTAGGGTTAACCCCTACCCGGACTATTGGAGTAGATGCCTCAGCGGGCGAAGCGGAAGGGCTGGAGCTAGCGGGCGAGGCTAGTTTGGAGGAGGAAGCGGGCTTGGTAGATGAGGAAGAGTCCGCGGGCAAAGAAAAGGAAGCCGACGATGCAGAATCGTGAAGTAGAAAGCCTAGACCCGGAGTTCAAGGCGCTACTCTCGCAGCTGCATAAGCTACCCGAGGCGAGCAAGTTTCAGATTTTGCAGGATTTGGAGAAGCGATGGAGGCTTCTTGAGCGGGAAAAAGCCCAGAATACGTTTATGGGGTTTGTGAATAAGGTGTGGCCAGAGTTTATTTCGGGGCGGCACCACAAGATTATGGCCAACGCGTTCGAGCGGGTCGTGAGTGGAGAGTGCAAACGGTTGATTATCAACATGCCACCCCGCCATACCAAGTCAGAATTCGCTAGTTACCTGCTGCCAGCGTGGTTTCTAGGTAAATACCCTAATAAAAAGGTGATTCAGAGCTCGAATACGGGCGAATTGGCGGTCGGGTTCGGTCGAAAAGTGCGAAATCTGGTCGATTCGGACCTCTACAAGGAGATTTTCTCCGAATTGCAGCTCCAGCAGGACTCCAAAGCGGCTGGACGGTGGAATACCAGCAAGGGCGGCGACTATTTTGCTATTGGTGTGGGGGGTACGGTCACTGGGAAGGGTGCAAACCTGCTGATTATTGATGACCCGCACTCGGAACAGGAGGCTGCGCTCGCCGCGGCCAACCCAGATGTGTTCGATAAGGTCACGGAGTGGTATACCTCCGGTCCGCGCCAGCGTCTCCAGCCGGGCGGGGCAATTATTATTGTGATGACGCGGTGGGCGCAGCGGGATTTGACCGGGCAGGTGCTCAAAGCAGCTGCGGGCAGGGGAGGAGAGCAGTGGGAAGTGATTGAGTTTCCCGCCATCATGCCTTCGGGTAAACCCTTATGGCCTGAGTTCTGGTCGCTGGAGGAGTTGGAGGCGCTGCGCAACGAACTACCTAATAGTAAGTGGCAAGCACAGTATCAACAGAATCCTGTCGGGAATGAGAGCGCGATCATCAAGCGGGACTGGTGGCAGTGGTGGGAGAAGGAAACCCCGCCCGTCTGTAGTTACGTGTTGCAGACTTGGGATACTGCGTTCGAGAAGAATAATCGTGCGGACTATTCAGCGGGCACGACTTGGGGGATTTTTTATCTGGATGAGGACGAGACCCAGCCGAATATTATTTTGCTGAACGTGTACAAGAAGCGGGTCGAGTGGGTTGAGTTGAAACGCGATGTGCTGGAGCAGTACAACGAGTGGGAACCTGATGGCGTGCTGATTGAGAAGAAGGCCACTGGTGCACCACTGGTGTATGAGTTGCGGTCCATGGGTATCCCCGTGCAGGACTACACACCGAGTAGGGGTCAGGACAAAATCGCCCGCCTTAATTCGGTATCAGACATAATTGCCTCGGGTAAGGTATGGATACCTAGAACCCGGTGGGCTGAAGAATTAGTAGATGAGATTGCAGAATTTCCGTCTGGCCAGCATGACGACTTGGTTGACGCTACGACTTTGGCGCTGATGCGGTTCCGGCAAGGGCAGTTTCTGCGACTGCCTAGTGATGCTCCGGATGAGGAAAAAGTTTTTAGACGCCGTAACGCGGTGTATTACTAAGGATATATATGGCCACAGGTTTGATGGATAAGGGTATGTACGCGGCTCCGTTGGGGCTAGGTAGTATGGACGACTCGATGGAGCCGGACCTAGAAATCGAGATTGAGAATCCGGACTCGGTCACGATGAGTGACGGGTCAGTTGAGATTACGCTGGAGCCGGGGAAAGAGACAGACAGCGAGTTCAACAAGAATCTGGCCAAGGACATGGACGACAGCGAGCTGATGGAGATTGCTGGCGACTTGATGGAGCTGGTCGAGGCGGACATTCAGTCGCGCAAAGATTGGACAGATACTTACGTCAAGGGCTTGGATGTTCTGGGGATGAAGTACGAAGAACGTACTGAGCCGTGGAACGGAGCGTGTGGGGTGTTCTCCACTGTGCTCACCGAAGCGGCCATCCGGTTCCAGAGTGAGACTATCACTGAGACGTTCCCGGCGGCGGGCCCGGTTAAGACGGAGATAGTGGGGGCGATTGACCGGTTGAAGGAAGAAGCGGCTGAGCGGGTTCGGGATGATATGAACTACCGGCTGACTGAGGAGATGCCGGAGTACCGGCCTGAACATGAGCGGATGTTGTTCAACCTCGGGTTAGCGGGCGCGGCCTTCAAGAAGGTGTACAAGGACCCGGGCTTGGGTCGGCAGACGGCCATCTTCGTGCCTGCTGAAGATGTGATTATTCCCTTCGGGTCGAGCGGTGCACGCAGTGCCGAGCGGGTTACGCACATCATGCGTAAAACAAAGAATGACCTGAAGAAACTGCAAGTGGCTGGCTTCTACAAGGATGTGGAGCTGGGTGAGCCGGTGATGAACTTCACGGATGTGGAGAAGAAGAAAGCCGACGAGCAAGGTTACACATTGTCGGATGATGACCGCTATCAGTTGTATGAGGTGCAGGTTGAGTACGACCTGCCCGGGCACGAGTCTGAGGACGAGATTGCGCTGCCTTACATCATCACGATAGACAAGGGGACCAACAAGGTGTTGGCCATCTACCGTAACTGGGAGGAAGAAGATGAGACTCATCAGAAGCGTCAGCACTTGGTGCAGTATGACTACATCCCGGGCTTCGGCGCATATGGCATGGGCCTTATTCACATCATCGGAGGCTACGCCCGCGCTGGCACTTCTCTTATTAGGCAGCTGGTTGACGCAGGCACGCTGAGTAACTTGCCCGGCGGGCTGAAAGCACGCGGCATGCGCGTCAAGGGTGATGACACGCCCATCGCGCCCGGGGAGTTCCGGGACGTGGATATTCCGAGCGGGGCCATCAAGGACAACATCATGGCGCTCCCTTACAAGGAGCCGAGTCAGGTGTTGTTGGCACTGCTTAATCAGATTACCGAGGAAGGTCGGCGCTTGGGTTCCATCGCGGACATGAAAGTCAGCGACATGAGTGCCCAGTCTCCTGTGGGGACTACGCTGGCGTTGCTTGAGCGGCAGCTCAAGATCATGGGGGCTGTCCAAGCCCGCGTGCACAACTCCATGAAGCAGGAGTTCAAGCTGCTCAAGAACATCATCCGCGACAACATGCCGGAGGACTATGACTACGAGCCCGTTGGTGGTGACCGTGCTGTCAAGCAAGCGGACTACGACATGGTTGAGGTCATTCCGGTCAGTGACCCCAACAGCAGCACGATGGCTCAGCGCATCATGCAGTATCAGGCGGTCATTCAGTTGTCGCAGGGTGCTCCGCAGATTTATGACTTGCCGCAGTTGCACCGCCAGATGATCGAGGTCCTAGGGATAAAGAATGCAGAGAAGTTGGTGCCCATCGAGGATGACCAGACTCCGCGTGACCCCATCAGTGAGAACATGTCGTTCCTCAAAGGGGAACCGACGAAGGCGTTTATTTATCAGGACCATGATGCACATATTGCAGTGCATACGACGTTCATGCAGGACCCCATGATCGCGCAACAGATGGGGCAGAACCCGATGGCGCAGCAGATGATGGCAGCAATACAAGCGCACATTGCAGAGCATCTGGCTTACCTGTATCGCAAGAAGATTGAAGAGCAGATGGGTGTTCCGATGCCCAAGCCCAACGAGAAGCTCCCCGAAGAAGTGGAGGTTCAGTTGTCGCAGCTTGTGGCCCAAGCAGCTGGGCAGTTGCTCCAGCAGAACAAAGCACAGGCGCAGCAAGCGCAAGCGCAGCAGTTGGCGCAAGACCCGCTCATCCAGATGCAGCAGGCTGAGTTGCAGATTAAGAAGCAGGATGCAGATACCCGCGGGCAGAAAGTGCAAGGTGACTTGGCCATCAAGCAGCAGGAGTTGCAGCTCAAACAGCAAGAGGCTGGTGGTGGGCAGCCGCAGGAAGACCCCGCGGTCATGGCCATGCGGCATCAGCAGGAGATGCAGAAACACCAGCAGGAGATGGCCAAGCAGCAGCAGGCGTTGCAGATGTTGCAGCAGCGTCACCAGCAGGAGATGGCTCATGGCGGGCAGGTCCACCAGCAAAAGATGGACCACACCGAGCGGGGTCACAAGCTGAGTACCGCGCAGCAGATTCAGCAGATGCTGATGGCGGCTGATGCGGCCAAGAAACCGCCCGGAGGTGAGAAATGAACGAGTTTGAGCTGCTGGTGAAGCAGAACACAGAGTTCCGCCAGCAGGCGGTGGACAAGCTTTGTACTGGTGCAGTTAAAGACTACGCCGAGTACCGGGAGTTGGTGGGTGTTATTCGAGGTCTTGACCACGCCAACTACAACATACAAGACCTCAAACTTCGTATAGAAAGAGCCAACGATGAATGAAATACTCGTAAGTCAAGACGGTGCAACAGCTACTGTACTTCCCGCTACGACTGAAGAGAAAGCGCGTCAAGTTCCCGACCCCGTTACGTTCAACCTGCTCTGCATGTTGCCCAAGGCGGATGAGAAGATTGAAGGAACCAACCTCATTAAGACCAGCACCATGATGCACCATGAAGAATTACTGTCGCCAGTATTGTTCGTGGCCAAGATGGGGCCGGACGCATATGGGGATGAAAAGCGCTTCCCAAGCGGGCCAAGCTGTAAGGTAGGAGATTTTGTCCTAGTTCGCCCCAACACCGGTACCCGGATGAAGATTCACGGTACTGAGTGGCGGCTGATTAGTGATGACTCGGTAGAAGCAGTTGTGCAAGACCCCCGTGGTATTGAACGCCCGTAAGGAGTAATTTATGGCTGAAATGGAAAAAACTGAGTTTGAGTTCCCCGATGAGGTGGAAGCCAAGCAGTCAAAGGTTGGCGGTCGAGTAGTAGAGCCCGAGCCGGAGATTGAGATTGTTGACGACACCCCGGAAGCAGACCGTAACAAGTCTGCGTTGCCCACGCCCCCGGAGGATGTGACCGATGAAGAGCTGTCCAAATATACCGACAAGCGGTTGAAGGAACGGTTGGCACATCTTGGCAAGGGCTACCACGACGAGCGGCGGGCTAAGGAAGCCCACGCCCGTGAGAAAGACGAGGCTATCAAGCTGGCCAAGGCGGTTATTGAGGAGAACAAGAAACTCAAGGGTTCGCTCAATACTAACCAAGAAGCTTTGCTGGAGTCGGCCAAACGGGTTGTGTCCGACGAGTTTGAGAAAGCCAAGGAAAAGTACAAGAAAGCCTACGAGTCAGGGGATTCTGATGCCCTGATTGAGGCCCAAGACGGCCTTACTATTTCCCGAATGAAGCTGGAGCGGGTTAATAACTACACGCCTCCGCCTTTACAAGAGGACAAAAATAGTGTACAAACCGACGAATTCGCGCAAACTGCGCCTGTTGACCCGAAAGCGGAGGTTTGGAAATCAAACAATCCGTGGTTTGGGAAAGACAGGGAAATGACTGGCTATGCGTTTGCGTTGCACGAAAAGCTGGTCGTGGAAGATGGTATGGACCCGACTTCTGATGAGTACTATAGACGGCTCAACGGACGGATTCGACAAGTGTTCCCAGAGAAGTTTGCCTCTGTAGAACCCGCTGATGCACCTAACTCTCAGCGCCCGAAAGCAAATGTAGTTGCACCCGCAACGCGCAGCACTGCACCTCGAAAGATCGTGCTGAATGCAACGCAGGTACAACTCGCTAAGCGGCTTGGCGTTCCTTTGGAACTCTATGCTCGTAAAGTTGCGGAAGAAATGAGGAAACCATAATGGCTGAACAAAATCGTATGAGTCGTGCTCTAGATAGTCGTGAAAAAGAAGCTCGTCCCCGTAAAAAATGGACCCCAGCAGAACTTTTACCCCATGTAGAACCCGAACCCGGTTTCGATTTCCGTTGGGTTAGAACTAGCTTCAACGGTGTAAGCGACGCCAAAAATATTTCCGCAAAATTCCGTGAGGGTTGGGAGCCTGTAAAGGCTTCGGAGCACCCTGAAGCGCATACTTTCAGCGAGGCAACGTCTCGGTTTAAGGATGCGATTGAAGTGGGTGGCCTCATCCTCTGTAAAACCCCAGCTGAACTTACCGCGGACCGTGATGCGTATTTCCAAAATCAAGCTGATACGCAAATGGACTCGGTAGATAACAGCTTCATGCGCGAGAACGACCCCCGGATGCCACTGTTTAAAGAACGCCGTTCTACAGTGACCCGAGGCGCAGTTTTCGGTTCTGGTTCTTAATCTAGGAGTTAACTATGGCTTATCCTACCGTTAGCGCTCCGTATGGCCTAAAGCCTGTCAATCGAATTGACGGCATGCCCTACGCTGGTGCTATCCGCCAGATTCCCGTTGCTGCTTCGTTTGCTACTGCTATCTTCTTCGGAGATACGGTTCAAATTGACAGCACTGGCTATCTGGTTCTTTCCACTACCACCAACTCTGGTGCAATCGTCGGTGTTTGTCTCGGCGGTCAGTATGTCAACTCTAGCGGTCAAACCGTTCAGGGTCAGTACATTCCGGCTGCTGTCTCAACCTCGTCCAACTATGCTTACGCATACGTTGTGGATGACCCCATGGCCCTGTTCAAGGTCGCTGTGGTTTCGTCCGGCACGACCATGAGTTCCGCAGGACGTACTGTGGTTGGTACTAACTTGGCTTTGGTATTGAACGCTGGCAACACCACCACTGGTGATTCTGCCTACGCCGTTACCTTGACCGGTGCTGGTACTACCGCGACTATCCCAATCCGTGTTATCGACGTAGTGCCTGAAACTGCTACCGCAGCCGACACTTACACCGAACTATTGGTGAAGATCAACACTCATCAATACAACAACACCACTGGTGTTTAAGGAGTAAATCATGGCTATTTCACGCGCCCAGCTACTTAAAGAGCTGCTCCCCGGTTTGAATGCATTGTTCGGAATGGAATATGCACGATACGGCGAAGAGCACAAGGAAATCTACGAGACCGAAACGTCGGAACGTAGTTTTGAAGAAGAAACCAAACTTGCAGGCTTCAGCGCCGCACCGGTTAAGAACGAGGGTTCCGCTATCCAGTACGACAACGCGCAGGAAGCATGGACTGCACGCTACAACCACGAGACCATCGCTATGGGCTTCTCCGTCACGGAAGAAGCCATGGAAGATAACCTGTACGACTCTCTGTCGGCTCGTTACACCAAGAGCTTGGCCCGTGCTATGGCGTACACCAAGCAAGTTAAGGCGGCTTATGTGTTGAACAACGCATTTACTACGACTGTTACCTATGGTGACGGCGTGTCTCTGTGCAACACTGCTCACCCGCTGATTTCTGGTGGTACTAACAGCAATCGTCCTTCTACCGCTGCTGACCTGAATGAGACTTCGTTGGAAAACGCAGTTATTCAGATCGCTGGTTGGACAGACGAGCGTGGTCTGCTGATCGCAGCCAAGCCCAAGAAGCTGATTATCCCTCCAGCTCTCCAGTTCGTTGCTACCCGTCTGTTGGAAACCAGCCTCCGCGTTGGCACCACCGACAACGATATCAACGCGTTGAAGAACAACGGTTCCATCCCCGAAGGCTACACTGTCAATCACTTTTTGACAGACACCAACGGCTGGTTCCTGACCACTGACGTACCCAACGGCCTGAAGCACTTTGTGCGTATGCCTCTGGATACAAAAATGGATGGAGACTTCGATACTGGAAATGTCCGTTACAAGGCTCGTGAGCGTTATTCGTTTGGTGTGTCTGACCCTCTGGGAATCTTCGGTTCTCCCGGTTCGTCCTAAGCTAGGGTTTACCCTAACTGAGAGAGGGCCCTTCGGGGCCCTTTTTTATTAGTTGTGGGGGTTCAAAAAATAGTGTATATTGCCCTCATTCCGGGGTTACCGGCGCATCAAACTGTCCCGGCAGACGACATACCGATTGATGCGCTTCACTTGTATGTAAGGACTCATCATGGGATTCGCTACTCATCTTGGCCCGTGGCTGCTTGGCACTGTTCGCAACACCACCGGCACCACTGTTGGCACTATTGAAAACTGTGGCGCGACCATGGTTTCTCAGACCTTTAAAAAGAACTACACCGGTCAAGCTGCCTCGGCAACCACTGACACTATCTGTGTTCTCCCTGCTGGCGCTCAGATTCACAACATCCATATTGATACCATTGTGGCGTTTACAGGCTCTACCGCAGCCAACGTGACTATTGGTGACGGCACTACCGCCGCTTTGTATTGGGCCTCTACAGACGTTACAGCCCAAGGTCGTGCGGCAACTAGCAATGCGGCCACTAAGTTGGGCGCATGGTGCGGCGCGACCTCTACCGCTTCGCCTAACGGTATCGGTATTGGTGCAACGGATGTCAAAGTAATTGCCACAATGACCCCAACGGTTGCTGCGGTGACTGCTGGCACGGTGCAGTACACAATTCTCTACACCGTAGCCGACTCTAACGGTACGCAGTTCCCAGCGTCTGCTTAATTAGTCTCGGGGGCTTCGGCCCCCGCTTCATAGGAGATTAGTTATGAATCAGACACCTGTAAAACAGGCGCATCTAAACGCAAGTGGGTTTCTTGTCCTTGGGCGTAACCGCGTAAAAGGCATCTCCTTTGTTGGAACTGCCACTGCGGGCTATGTAGCGTTGTTTGATACCGCTACAGCCCCAGTGACAACGGCTACATATGGTCGTTCCGGGACTACAGTTACCGTCACTCAGTCAGCGCATGGGCTTGCTACCGGTGACGTAATTGGGATTGACTTTGCTGCTGGTACAGGCGGCACAGCTACTAACGGCAATTACGTTGTAACTGTTACAAACTCCAGCACATTTACGGTTACGGATATTAACTCCGGAACAATCACAGCGTCTCCTACTATGGTCTACGCAAGCCGTTGGTTGATGAGCTACGATGTAAGCGCAAGCGATACCTTTAACAACTCCCCATTCATCCCTGATGATGGCGTGATAGCTGTAAACGGTATCTACGCGCAGATGTCCAATCTGTTATCGGTGAACATTTTTTATGGTTGATAAGAGCTTCAATCTAGTGGGCCGCAAGCTGATGCTTGCCATCCCGTGCTATGACGGCAAAGTCAACATCAAGACCGCGTTTGCCATTGCACAGCTTGTACCCAAGCTAGATAGGATGGGGGTCCAGATTCATCTGGTGCACCTGTCCGGTTGCTCCATCATCTCCAAAGCGCGGAACAAGCTGGTCAGCAACTTCATGGCTACCGACTGCACTGACTTGCTTTTCGTGGATGCGGATGTGGTCATCAACGTCGAGGCGGTCACCCGCTTGCTGGCGTTGTCCACCGACAAAGACGTAGTGGCCGGGACCTACCCGCGCCGTGCTGCGGACGCCAAGTTTTTCCTCGACTTCTACTTGGACGAAGAGAACAAGCTGGAGTTTGACGAGAACGGCCTGATGCGCGTAGAGAGCGTGGCCACTGGGTTCATGCTGATTCGCCGCCATGTCCTTGAGCATATGATTTCTACTCATCCCGAGTGGCGGTATGCGGGCGACGGTGATGGGGAAGATGAGTACGCCGTGTTTGACTTCACGCTTGTGGATGGCCAGTACATCGGTGAGGACTATACGTTCTGCCGCCGCGCCCGGGCCGAAGGGTTCAAGATTTTCCTTGACCCCATGATTAGCCTGCCGCACATTGGCACACAAGAGTTCACCCGCAACTTTGAACAAGACGCTTTGCAACCGCTCCTGAAGGAGCATGCGCGCTTGCAGTTGAAAGTAGTAAATGGCTAAGAAGAAAGGCCCGGTTCTCTCGGTCGGTCGTGGCGAGAAGCTGCCCGTCTCCAAAGGGGCCGGGTTGACGGCTAAGGGCCGCGCCAAGTACAACGCTGCAACAGGCAGCAACCTCAAGGCCCCACAGCCCCAAGGTGGCCCGCGCAAAGACTCGTTCTGCGCCCGTATGAGTGGCATGCCGGGGCCGATGAAAGACGAAAAAGGTAAGCCTACCCGCAAGGCGGCTTCCTTGGCAAGATGGAAATGCTAGGAGTACGACATGGCCAAAAAACTATCCCCCTTTGAAGAAGCGTTTAAAGAAGCTCGTGCTGAGGGCAAGAAGACGTTTACGTTCAACGGTAAATCGTATGGCACGACCACTGCGGACGATGAACAAAAACGGATTGACAAAATGCCTGCTCGTGTTGCAGACGCGCCAACTGAAATACAAGCGGGCACTAGGTACGTTGATCGACCACGCACACCCACCCCATCGACCGCCAAAGCGCGTTCTTTGGTCGACCAAGGGCGCGACGTTGATATCTACAAAGACGTAGACAAAGAAGCTGTTCTTGCGGCGGGTTTGGGGCTGGCTTCACTAAACCCCGCTGTTCGCATTGGCAGGGCGGCGTATGGAGCGGCACGCCCCGCAATTGGCGCAGCAATCAAACGCTTAGAAGATCGTCCTTCGCCCAGTTTTCTCCGCGAAAAAGACCAACCATTAAGCAAGTTTGACACCCTTACCCCGGAGAACCAAGCGGCGTCTCAGGCTTACCGCAATGCTTATGACGACAGGCCGGGGCCAATGAAAAAAGGCGGTGTTGTTAAGAAGATGGCATCTGGTGGCAAAGTCTCCGCATCATCCCGTGGCGACGGCATAGCCCAGCGCGGCAAAACAAAAGGCAGGTTCATATGAACGAGCAAAACCAAGAAACGCTGAAGCACGTACTTGACGGTGCTTCTATCCTTACCGTGATAGGAACACTTGTGGAATTCTTACCCGCCGTATCTGCGGTTCTTAGTATTGTCTGGGTGGCAATCCGCATCTACGAAACAGATACCGTGAAGAAACTCATGAACCGTAAAAAAGACGACGATGCCGAGCACAAGTAAGAAACAACACAATTTCATGGCGGCAGTGGCGCATAGCCCTGCGTTTGCCAAGAAAGCAGGGGTTCCACAATCTGTGGGCCAAGATTTCAGCAACGCCGACAAAGGCAAGACTTTTAAACAAGGTGGTGATATGGCTTCCAAAATGAATCCCGGTTTTATGGCAATGATGGCTAAGAAGAAGGGCGCTGCTCCTTCCGCAATGGGCAAGCCGACCATGAAAAAAGGCATGGACACGGCTAAAGATGGCATGAAGAAAATGGCCAAAGGCGGTTCCGCTTCTACTCGCGCTGATGGTATTGCCCAAAAAGGCAAGACCAAAGGCAAAATGCTCAACAAAGGCGGCATGGCCTGCTAAGGAGAAAATTATGGCTGATGGTGGAAAAAAACCTTCTAACTACGATGAAGTAACGGACGCGAAAACTCTCAAGAAGACTAATGAAGCATACAAAAATGCTTCCAGAATTGGGCCGGATGGGGAAGTAGTACGGCGGGGGATGCCGGAAAAAGATTTTGTGCCCGCTTACGGTGGCGATGCCGAATACGAAAGAAAAAGGCGCAACAAGTTAGCAGAGCAAGCGCAACAAGCGCGGGAAATGGGGCGCGAAGAAGGCATTAAACGCCAAAAAACCGCATCGGAGCGCGGGGGCGTATTGGGTACTCCGCTGGCATATGCCGAAAGAGCGGGGCAATTTGTCGGGGATAAATTTGATGACGCTGACGCTTATGTGTCTGGTAAATTAGGCATGGATGAACGCGCTACTTTTAAAAAGGGTATGCGGCAGGGGTTGAAAGACGAAGGTTACGCCAAAGGCGGTTCCGTAAGCTCTGCCTCCAAACGTGCAGATGGTTGCGCCCAAAAAGGCAAAACCCGGGGCAAGATGCTGTGAGAGCTTCACGCGGCATGGGTGATATCAACCCGTCCAAGATGCCAAAGGGCAAGAAAACTGCCCGGCGGGATGATACTGACTTTACGCAATACGCTGAAGGCGGTAAGGTAAATGCTGCGGGAAACTACACCAAACCGGCTCTTCGTAAACGCATCTTGGCCCAAGTAAAAGCTTCGGCTGCGCAAGGTACGGGTGCGGGGCAATGGAGCGCGAGAAAAGCGCAGCTTGTAGCCAAGAAGTACAAGGCTGCGGGCGGGGGGTACAAGGATTGAAAGCACCACAGCAATCCCTGAAAGATTGGGGCGACCAGAAATGGCGTACCAAGTCGGGGAAGCCGTCGTCAAAAACAGGTGAGCGTTATCTCCCTGAAGCTGCTATAAAGTCCTTGTCCTCATCTGAGTACGCTGCAACTACCAAAGCAAAACGCGCTGGTAAAGCAGCAGGTAAACAGTTTGTAGCCCAGCCCAAGAGCATCGCAAAGAAAACAGCAGGGTTTAGATAATGGCAATCTCCGGCACAGCTTCGTTCAATCTGGACCTCACGGAAATCGTAGAGGAAGCCTTTGAACGTGCGGGCACGGAGTTGCGTTCGGGCTATGACCTGAAGACGGCTAGGCGTTCGCTGAACCTGTTGTTTGCTGACTGGGCGAACCGGGGCATCAACATGTGGACGTTTGAGCAGGGCATCATTACCCTGACCGCAGGACTGTCTACCTACCCTATCCCGGTTGATACAGTGGACCTACTGGAGAACGTGATTCGTACGGGCGCGGGTAACGTCTCTACCCAAGCCGACCTGACCATCACGCGTATCAGCGTTTCTACTTACGCCACCATCCCCAACAAACTGACGCAGGCCCGGCCTATTCAGGTATGGTTCCAACGGCTTGATGGTCAGACTTCGGCGATTGGCACTACGCTCAGCGCCAGTATTACATCTACGGCCACCACCATCACAGTCGCGTCCGTTGCGGGGCTAGCAGCCGACGGCTACGTGCTGATCGGCACGGAGACCATCTATTACGACTCTATATCGGGTACTTCGTTGTCCGGTTGCGCTCGGGGTCAGAACGGCACGACCGCAGCATCGCACACCATAGGTGACTCCGTGTACGTACAAAACCTGCCCCGTGTGACTGTCTGGCCGGTGCCGGACGACACGACTACTTATCAGTTCGTGTACTGGCGCATGCGCCGCATTGATGATGCGGGCAACGGCGCAAACACCATGGATGTACCGTTCAGGTTCATCCCTTGCATGGTTGCGGGCTTGGCCTACTACTTGGCGCTCAAAGTGCCAAACGGAACACAGCGGTTAGATGTCCTGAAGGCCCAATACGATGAGGCTTGGGAGCTAGCGGCTACTGAAGATAGAGAGACTGCGGCGTTGCGGTTTGTGCCTAGGCAGATGTTTATCGGGACTTCATAATGGGCAATAGGTTTACGTCTGGCAAACGGGCGATTGCCATGTGTGACCGCTGCGGGCAGCAATTTTTACTGAAGAGACTGAAGACCGAAGTTATTAAGCAGCGAAAGTATGACTTGCTGGTGTGCCCTGAATGTTGGGACCCAGACCAGCCGCAGTTGATGCTCGGTACGTTTCCGGTGGATGACCCGCAGGCAGTGCGCAATCCTCGCAGAGATACTACGTATGTGGTATCGGGTATAAATGCTGATGGGTATTCTGCCGGGGGGTCTAGGGACATCCAGTGGGGGTGGAACCCCATCGGCGGGGCTAGTTTTTTTGATGTGGGTCTGACTCCTAACTACTTGGTCGGAACCACAAGTGTTGGTACAGTAACGGTAACGGTTTCATAGGAGTCCATGATGGCTAAAGAAGGTATGAAAAGTGATACGGCGCAAGACAAGGCCATGATTAAGAAGGCGTTCAAGCAGCATGATGCGCAAGAACACAAAGGCGGCAAGGGCACTACGCTCAAGCTCAAAAAAGGTGGGCCTACGTCCGAAGATCGTATGCGCCTCGGTCGCGGTCTGTCGCGTGCAGCTAACCAGAAAACGGGGTGAACCATGGCATACAGTATGAAAAAAGGCGGCAAAGAAGTTGGCCCGGCCAGCGTCTACGCCGAGCCGCACACGATGGACGGGAAAAGAATGAAGATTGCTTCAAGCCCCGGCAAAGAGCCTAACCGTAGCAAGCTAGACACCGCTGATGTCAGCCTTGGTCAGTACAGCAAATCTGCTGGTAATGAGCCTGTTAAAACAACTAGCATCAAAATCCGCGGTACTGGCTGCGCCACTAAAGGCGTGATGGCACGAGGCCCGATGGCATGAACTACACCGAACTGAAGGCAAACATTGCGGACATCTGTGAGAACACGTTCACAGCGGATGAGTACGCGATGTTTACTAAGCAGACTGAACAGCGTGTCTACAACACGGTTCAGTTAGCTAACCTTCGGAAAAATGTGGTCGGAACTATCACTTCCGGGAACAAGTATTTGTCGTGCCCGGACGACTTTTTGTCTACGTATTCAATTGCGGTTTTTTCGGGCACAGGCCCGTACTCGTACCTTATCAACAAGGACGTGAACTTTATTCGAGAGGCGTATCCAACACCAACCGATTCTGGAACTCCTAAGTACTACGCGATATTTGGCCCCCAGTCCGCAAATGTGACCGAGCTTTCTTTCATCCTTGGCCCTACGCCAGATGCAACTTACTCCGCTGAACTGCACTACTACTATTACCCTGAGTCCATTGTTACCGCGGGCACGTCATGGCTGGGCGATAACTTTGATTCCGTGCTGCTGAACGGCGCGTTGGTTGAGGCCATCCGGTTTATGAAGGGTGAGCCAGACTTGGTCAAGTTGTACCAAGAGATGTACGTACAGTCGGTTACCCTGCTGAAAAATCTGGGCGATGGTAAGCAACGCATGGATGCGTACCGTGATGGCCAAGTTAGGGTGTCTGTGGCATGAGCATTATTCAAACTCAGACCACCAGCTTCAAGAAGGAGTTGTATCAGGGCATCCATGACCTGTCTACGGACATCATCAAGATTGCGTTGTACACCGGCAATGCTAACTTGAATGAGAACACGACTGTATATACAACTACCAATGAGGTTGTAGCGTCTGGCTATACAGCGGGCGGTAATACACTGACTGGTGTGGCTATCAGTTCTTCAGGTTACACGGCATATGCAAACTGGGCAAATACATCCTGGTCCGCAGCTTTGACGGCCCGGTGTGCGCTGATGTACAACGCTTCGCAGGGTAATAAATCTGTTGCAGTGATTGACTTTGGGTCAGACAAAACGTCGACTACGACCTTTACAATCACCATGCCCTCCAACACGTCCACCACCGCACTCATCAGGAGTTCAAATTGATTGTCACTACGACCAAAGGCGATATGGATACCTCCTTGCTGGAGCATCGTACCGGCACGGTTGACAACGACAATGAAGCAACTACGTGGACAGAGTATTGGCTGAACGGTGAATTGGTTCATCGGTCAGTGCATGTGACGTTGAAAAAGATGCCTCCACTGGGCGGCGAAACCGGTACTTTTTAAGGATTCATCATGGCAAACACCGCTTCAATGTGCACCTCCTTTATGGGGGAACTCCTGACTGCTACACATAATTTTGGTGTGGCCCCTACCCGTGGGACAACCGCTGCGGATACTTTTAAAGCCGCGCTTTACCTTGCGTCGGCAACTATCAACGCCTCCACTACGGTTTACACTGTTACCGGTGAAGTTTCTGGTACGGGCTATTCGGCCGGTGGAGTCACAGTAACTAACGCTACGGCTCCTACAGCGACTAACAGCTCCGCTACAGCTGGGGTAGCGTACTGGACTCCGTCTGCATCAATCACGTACACATCGGTCACTTTGACTACGGCGTTTGATACGGTGCTGATGTACAACTCGACGCAGAGCAATAAGGCTGTGGCTGTTTACACGTTTGGTAGTCAGACTGTTACCGCTGGTACGTTTACGTTGACTATGCCATCTAACACCACGACTACTGCTTTGCTGCGGTTGGCGACAACCTAAAGGTAGGGCATGTCTGGCTGGGGCGTAGGCGGCTGGGGTCTAGGCCCTTGGGGTATTGGCGAAACCGTCCTTGCAGGGGATGAGGCAACCGGTTCCGTAGGCACAGCAAGCGTTAATGTCACAGTCGCCCTTACGGGGGTTTCTGCTGCTGGAGCGGTAGGGACTACAACACCGACACAGAGTTTTGCGTTAGCAGGAGTTGTAGGGTCAGGAGCTGTTGGTACTTTAGAGGCTAGCGGCGCACCAGCCTTGTCAGGTAAGTCAGCCAGCGGGGCGGTTGGAACCGTTTTACCAGAAGGATTTCCTGTACTGGTGGGTGTTGAAGCTATGGGTGCGCTGGGTTCTCCCATCGTCCCATTGCTACCAGATACGGCAATAGGTGAAATTGGTGCAGTTGGGTTTGAGACAACTGTTGCACTTACGGGTAACTCCGCAAGTGGCTCGGTAGGCTCCATGAGCATTGGGCCGAGAAGTTTTGCGCTTACGGGCAATTACGCCCAAGGCGATATTGGTGTTGTGATTGCTGTTTATTGGAAGTTAATTGATGATATGCAGACCGCGAACTGGCAAAATATAAACAACACCCAAATGGCAAATTGGAATACCATATCAAATTGAGGTAACAAATGACTACTGCATACACCTCCCTCTTGGGTCTCGCCCTTCCGGTGACGGGCGAACTGTCGGGTACGTGGGGCGACACGGTTAACAACTCCATCACTTCGTTGTTGGACTCTGCCATCGCTGGCACGACCACACTCAGTTCTGATGCTGACGTAACCCTAACGACCACCACTGGAGCCGCCAACACTTCCCGCGAAGCAATCCTGCTGTGGACGGCGGGCGGTACAGTAACCCGAACCATTACGGCCCCAGCTCAATCCAAGGCTTACATTGTCATCAATGCAAGTTCCAGCACCCAGAGCATCAAGCTAGTGGGTGCGGGCCCCACCACAGGCGTTACAGTCATTAAGGGGGAATACGCAGTTTGTGCTTGGAATGGCACTGACTTTGTTAAGGTTTCATCCAACCAATTTACAGCCCTTACCGGGACCGTTCCTGTAGCCAATGGCGGCACAGGCATTACGTCAGGCACATCCGGTGGCGTTCTTGCATTTACAGCAGCAGGAACGATTGCATCGTCGGCCGCACTCACTTCAAACGCTATTGTTCTTGGCGGTGGAGCTGGGGCTTCTCCCACTGTTTTAGGAAGCTTGGGAACCACCGCTACCGTATTGCACGGCAATGCATCAGGAGCGCCTACGTTTGGGGCGGTTGCTCTTGCCTCGGATGTGTCAGGAACATTGCCAATCGCAAACGGCGGTACTGGAGCGTCCACTCTGGCTGGAGCGAATCTCCCCGTAGTCAACGTAGCAAACACGTTTACAGGTCTACAGACCTTCAGTGGCACTTCTTCAAATGCAAGCCATAAAGCAACGAATATGCTTGAGACTGCAACCGTCTCTGCAACTGCGGCAACAGGCACGATTAACTTTGACAACACAACCCAATCGGTTCTGTACTACACCAGCAACGCATCCGGTAATTGGACGCTGAATTTCCGTGGCTCAAGCGGCACGACACTGAACACCGTGATGTCTACTGGCGAATCTCTGTCTGCCACCTTCCTTGTCACCAACGGCACAACGGCCTACTACAACTCTGCTGTAACGGTTGACGGTGTTTCTGTTACTCCGAAGTGGCAAGGTGGGACTGCACCGACAAGCGGGAATGCAAGCTCCATAGACAGTTACACCTATGTAATTATCAAGACAGGGTCTGCCGCTTTTACCGTGCTGGCCTCGCAGACCAAGTTTGCATAAGGAATAGCTGATGCCACGCCTTTCAAAAATAGGAGCCGCCGCACTTGCTGCCTTTGGCTGGACTTCGGGTTCGTCCGTCACGGCTACCTACCTTGTCGTTGCTGGTGGGGGTGGTGGAAATTCCGATTCACCCGGCGGTGGCGGTGCTGGAGGTTTATTAACTGGCACAGCATCATTAAACCCAACCCTTTCATACACAGTTACCGTTGGTGCTGGCGGTGCTTATACCGCTAATGGTGCAAATTCTGTACTAAGCGGAACAGGCATAACTACGATTACAGCTACGGGCGGAGGTCGTGGCGCGGGTGCTGTAGGTAGTTATGTAGCTGGAAATGGTGGTTCTGGCGGTGGTGGTTCTGGCGGGGCTAGTGGCGCTTCTGGCACAGGAGTTTCTGGTCAAGGTTTTGCTGGCGGTACTGGTAATTTTTCTAGTCCCTATACGGGCGGTGGTGGTGGTGGTGCTAGTGCTGTTGGTGCTAATGCAGGTGCAAATGGTGGAAATGGCGGTGCTGGTACTGCAAGCAGCATAACTGGAAGTAGCGTCACCTATGCAGGAGGCGGTGGCGGCAACGGAGGATTAGGAAGCGGTGGCTCTGGTGGTAGCGGAGGCGGTGGAACTGGAGGAAATATAGCAACCCCAAGTAATGCTACAAACGGAACTGCAAATTTGGGTGGCGGTTCAGGAGGCGGTACTGGCACTATTCAAACTTCTGGCGGCTCCGGTGTCGTAATCATTTCCTACGTTGGCGCACAGCAATTCGGTGGCGGTGTCGTCACATCCTCTGGTGGCAACACCATCCACACGTTCACCACATCGGGAACCCTGTCGCCTTTGTCTTCGTTGACAGCGCAGTACCTGATTGTTGCGGGCGGCGGTGGCGGGGGATTGGGAACAAACGGAGTGGCAAACTCTGGTGGTGGAGGTGCTGGTGGCTTGCTGACAAGCACTGGACTCACGATTGACACCAACTCCAACTACGTTGTAACGGTTGGCGCGGGTGGCGCTCAAGCAACCGCCTTAAACGTAAACGGAAACAATTCCAGCTTTAGCGCAGTTGCTACTGCTGCGGTTGGCGGCGGTGGCGGTAGTTATGGCAACGCCGTTGGCTCTGCTGGTGGTTCGGGCGGCGGTGGCGCGGGGACAAGCGCAGGAACTTTTGCTGGTGGTGCTGGCACATCTGGACAAGGTAACGCTGGTGGCACTGGGCCAAGCGCAGCGGCAAGTTACGGCTCTGGTGGCGGTGGCGGGGCGGGTGCTGCTGGTTCAAACGGCGCTGGGTCTGTTGGCGGCGCAGGCGGCGCGGGTACGGCTTCATCCATCTCTGGCGCGTCAGTAACCTACGCTGGCGGTGGTGGTGGCGGTATTGGTGGCGGCACTGGAGGCACAGGTGGTGCTGGGGGTGGAGGTGCAGGCGGCGCTGCTGCTGCTGGCACTGCGGCTACGGCAAATACGGGTGGCGGGGGAGGTGGTGGTTCGGGCGCTGGTGGAACTGCTGGCGGTGCAGGCGGCTCAGGCATCGTCATCATCTCTTACTCCGGCTCTACCCAGCAAATGGCTGGTGGCACGGTGACCATCTCTGGCGGCAATGTCATCCACACATTCACCTCCAGCGGCTACCTCACGCCCATCAAGTACGCAAGCCGTTCACTGCGGTTCCGTGCAAGCAACAATGCCTATCTAACTCGCACTCCTACAGTTGCTGGCAATCGTAAAACATGGACATGGAGTGGTTGGGTTAAGCGCGGAAGTCTTGCTACTGGCGCGGCGCAATACTTTTTTACTGCAAAAACGTCGGCCCCTTGGGGAGGTTTGATTTGGGATAGTTCCAATCAAATTCAAATTTCATTTACATCTGGAACTTCTGGTGGTACTTACACTACCGCGCTGTATCGTGACCCATCTGCTTGGTATCACGTTGTTGTCGCAATCGATACCACACAAGCAACAGCCGCTGATAGGGTAAAGCTGTATATCAATGGCGTACAGGTAACGTCATTTTCAAGTACAAACTATCCATCACAAAATTACGATACACAATTTAACAGCACCATTACGCACTATCTTGGATGCGATTACCCATCAACTGAAAATTTTGATGGCTACATGGCAGAGGTCAACTTTGTTGACGGCACAGCCCTGACCCCATCCAGCTTTGGCACGTTCAACAGCTACGGCGTATGGCAACCCATCACCTACGGCGGCTCGTATGGCACGAACGGGTTCTACCTGACCTTTGGTGACAACACATCGACCACCACGCTGGGCTACGACACCAGCCCGCAGGGCAACAACTGGACGACGAACAACATCAGCGTGACCGCTGGCACGACCTACGACTCCATGCTGGATGTGCCTACGCTGACAAGCGCGACAGTGGCAAACTACTGCACATTCAACCCGCTGGACTACAACAGCGACCCAACCATATCAAATGGTAACTTGCAAATTGCCACCACTGGCACTGGAAACCCCGGAGCAGTAAAAGGAACGCTTGGGGTATCCACAGGAAAATGGTATTGGGAAATAACACAAACCGCTGGCGCTGCTAGGGGAAATGTTGGAATAATTTTGGCGTCAACTCAGATGACGCAATTTCCCGGCAACTATTCCACGGCGTACATATACAACGGCATTGCTGGCAACAAATACAACAACGGCACTGCTACTGCATACGGCGCAAGCTACACAGTTGGAGATGTGATTGGTGTTGCGCTGGACATGGACGCTGGCACGATAGTTTTCTACAAGAACAACAGCAGCCAAGGCACGGCGTTTACTGGTTTGAGTGGCATTTTTACGCCAGTAGTAAGCGACACGGGCGGCGGTTCGGGCGGGTTTGCTGTGACGTTGGCGGCTAACTTCGGGCAGCAGCCATTCACCTACACCGCACCAAGCGGCTTTGTTGCGCTGAACACCTACAACCTGACCACGCCTACGATACCCAACGGCGCGGTGTACATGGCGGCTACGACCTATACGGGTAATGGAACAAGCCAATCAATCAGCAATGCTGTCAATGGAACCTCATTCCAGCCTGACTTTGTTTGGTACAAAGACAGAAGCGTTGCCCGTGACCACGGTTTGTTTGACGTTACTCGTGGCGCATTGGATTTGCTTTCATCGAATACAGCTGGGGCGGCAAGTTCTGTGGCTGGCACTTTGACTTCTTTCAATTCAAATGGATACTCGATTGGAAGCACATCAAATGCAAATGGCAGTGGCGAAACATATGTCGGCTGGCAATGGAAAGCCAACGGCACAGGCGTAACCAACACCAGCGGCTCTATCACCAGCACGGTGAGCGCAAACACTACGGCTGGGTTCAGCGTGGTGACCTACACGGGTTCAGGCGCAAACGCTACTGTAGGGCATGGGCTGGGTGTCGTGCCAAGCATGATGATATTTAAGAATAGGACTAGCGTTTACAACTGGGCTGTATATCATGCAAGCCTTGCAAACGCTTCTACTACATTGGAGTTGAATAATACTGATGCCGCAACAGGGGGAAATGCCACTACATTTAATTCAACTGCCCCAACTAGTTCCGTTTTTTCACTTGGGACAAACGACAGGGTTAATCGGGGTACTAACACATTTGTCGCCTACGTCTTTGCCGCAGTAGCAGGGTACAGCGCATTTGGCAGCTACACGGGCAATGGCTCTACGGATGGGCCGTTTGTGTTCCTTGGGTTTAGACCAAGATGGGTTATGTTTAAGCGTACAGATTCAACAGATGATTGGATTGTGTTTGATACATCAAGAAACACATACGATGTAATGAATTCAACATTGTTTCCAAATGGAAATTACACCGAAACAACGGATTCAAACCGCATGATTGATTCTTTGTCTAATGGATTCAAAGTTCGTTCAAGCCCTGTCTACATCAATGCGAGTGGTGGGACGTACATCTATATGGCCTTCGCCGAGAACCCATTCAAGTACAGTAACGCTCGTTAAGGAGAACACATGAGCCATTTTGCAAAAGTAGAGAACGGCATCGTCACTCAGGTGATTGTTGCCGAGCAGGACTTCATCGACACCGGTGCGCTGGGCCACGGCTGGGTGCAGACCAGCTACAACACGCACGGCAATCAGCACCCTGAAGGTCGCCCACTGCGCGGCAACTACGCTGGGATTGGGTACACCTTTGACAGCGTGAACGATGTGTTTGTCGCGCCGCAGCCCTTTGACAACTGGGTCTTGGATACAGGCACATGGCTGTGGAAGCCGCCTGTGGATATGCCTGTGGATGCGTATTTCTACACATGGAACCAAGAGCAAGGCGTGTGGGTGCAAGGCGACCTACGCCCCATCCCTGAGCCCGTAGTAGAGCCTGTGGTTGAAGCTGTTGTGGAGACCCCGGTAGAGCCAGTCGTTGAACCCGTAGTCGAGACCCCACAGGTGTAGTGTGATTGACCCATTTACAGCTTTTGCCCTTGCTCAAGGTGCGGTAGCCGGTATAAAAAAGCAGTCGCTCTTGGTAAGGATATCCACAGCCTATATAAAGAATTCAGCAGTTTTTACCAAGCAGCGGACACGGTTCACCTAGCAAGCAGTAAAGCGCGGATTGCTAGTATAGGTAAGACGAATGCACAAATTAGTTCTGAAGCACTCCAAATTGCACTGGCATCCAAGGCGCTTCGGGAGCACGAAAAGGAATTGAAGGACATACTCTTCTACAGCGGCAACGCCCCGGTATGGGAGGAGATGATGGCAGAGCGGACAAGGCTGATTAAAGAGCGCAACACGCTGGAAAGAGAAGAAGCGGAGCGCAAACAGAAGGACAAGGAAATGAAGGTGGCAATCATTATGAACACGCTCTGGATTACCGGTGCTTCCGCTATCATCGTTCCATTGGTCAGTGTTGCATTTCACGTTATCACAAATAGGGGCTTCTAATGATTCCAATCATCGGTGCATTGCTGGGAACACTGGCTGAAAACGGTTTGGGGCTGCTGTCCTCTGCTATTCAGGCCAAAGGCAAGGAAGTTGTAGAGAACACGCTCGGCATCAAAATACCCGACAGCCCCACTCCTGCCGACGTTGAAAAGTTGCGGCAGCTTCAGTATGAGCATGAAGAGCGCCTGATTGAGTTGGGCATCGAGAAAGCCAAACTGGAAATGGCTGAACTCGAACTGCTTGCAAAGGCTGCACAAGCCGATGCCGACAACATCACAGACCGTTGGCAGGCAGACATGACATCCGACTCTTGGCTGTCAAAGAACATTCGTCCCATGAGCTTGATTGCTATCTTCGTTATGTACTCCGTGTTTGCCATGATGAGCGCGTATGGCTACAACGCCAATGAATCCTATGTAACCCTGCTGGGGAATTGGGGCATGCTCATCATGGGTGCGTACTTCGGCGGACGTACCATTGAGAAGCTGGCAGACATGAGAAGCAAAAAATGAAAGCCAAGCTGACGTTTTTCGTGACCCTAATGGTCAGCTTTACGCTGTGCGTTGTCATCATAGGAATGGTCGCGGTACTTATGGCGGGTCTGTTTGACCCAATCGTGGACAACGGCGAAATCTTCAAGCTCATCAGCCCTGCTTTCCAGACTATTGTTGGCGGCTTTATCGGACTGCTGGCTGGCGTGAAACTGTCCCACGGCGAGAAAGAAGAGGAACCAAAATGAGCATCTTCATTCCCGTCCTTTACATCTGCATGAACGCACACTGCGAGTTCCTGCAACAGCTTACCCACTACACTGACAGGCAGCAATGCATGACAGCCGTGCGGTCAAAGAAGCAGGACTATATTGATATGGGTGCGACGGTAGACGCAACGTGCATTGACCTAGTTGTTCAAAAAAGGGGTAATCATGAGTCTTAGTACCGAACAAGCAGCGTTTTTGCTGGACTTCTGCAAGCTGGTGCAGTACGCCACAGACCAAGGTTTTATGGTTACCGGCGGGGAACTTGCCCGTACACCGGAGCAGCAAGCTATCTACTTCAAGACAGGCCGCAGCAAGACCATGAACTCCATCCACCTCAAGCGTTGCGCTGCCGACCTTAACTTCTTCCGTGATGGCAAAATCATTTGGGACAAGGGGATTCTGGCTCCGCTTGGCGCGTACTGGGAAACCTTGCACCCCAAGAACCGTTGGGGCGGTAACTTCCGCTCCTTGGTAGACTGCCCGCACTTTGAACGGAACGTGTAACCGCCGCCATGCCCATAAAAAAAATTGTCCTCAAGCCGGGTGTAAACCGTGAGAACACGAGGTACACCAACGAGAACGGCTGGTACGAGTCCGACAAGGTTCGGTTCCGCCAAGGCACACCTGAAAAAATTGGTGGGTGGCAACGTATTTCGGCCAGCACGTTTGTGGGCGTTTGTAGGTCGTTGTGGAATTGGATAACGCTGGGTTCTTTGAACTTGCTGGGGGTCGGTACTAACCTCAAGTTTTACATCGAGCGCGGCGGTGCTTACTATGACATCACCCCCATCCGTACCACAACTACACTAACTAATCCGTTCACCACAGCTACGTCTACCAACACAGGCACAACCACTACGGTCTTGGTCACTGATGCCAACGGCGGGTTCATCAACAACGATTACGTTACCTTCAATGTAGGCGGCGCGGCCTCGGTCACGTTTAACGGCATCACCATCACCACTAATACTGAGTACCAGATTACGTATGTAAGTTCAACGACCTACAACATCACGGTAACCGGCACAGCATCGGCAAGTTCTGCTGGCGGCGGAACCATCTATGCTGTCTACCAAATTAACACCGGCCCGTCTTATGCGGCTCCTTTGGTTGGATGGGGTTCAAGTACTTGGGGCTCTGGCGCTTGGGGTATTGGTACTGCGTCTACGGACGCTTTGCGCATTTGGAACCAAGTTAACTGGGGTGAAGACCTTGTGTACGGCCCCCGTGGTGGGCCTTTGTATTACTGGGACGCAGCTAAGAATGTGAACGGCTCCATAGCAACGCTGACCATTGCAACACCTTGCGTAGTCACGGCCAACATTAACCTCGCCGATGCAACGCCGGTCACCTTTTCAACCTCTGGCTGGCTTCCAACAGGGATACTTCCGGGGGTCACGTACTACACAAAGTACATCACTGCCACCACATTTAATTTAGCAGCTACAGCGGGCGGTGCTTCTATTAACACAAGTGGCACACAATCTGGCAATCAGACCCTCAACTCTAATGGAGTGCTGTTGTCTTCTCTAAGCGGCGCGGATGGGTATACCCCGTTATTCCAAAACTATTTTACCGTATCGGACGCCAGCCGATTTTTGATTGTGTTTGGCACGAACGATTACACCAGCACTACGCTTGACCCCATGCTTATCCGGTGGTCTGATCAGGAATCGCTGACTGTTTGGTATCCAGCCGCAACCAATCAGGCTGGTAGTGTTCGCCTATCTCACGGTTCCAAAATTGTCACTTCGCTGCAAAGCCGTCAGGAGATTCTGGTCTTCACTGACCAAGCCCTTTATTCGCTTCAGTACCTTGGCCCTCCGTATGTGTGGGGCACACAACTGCTTGTAGATAACGTGTCAATCGCTGGCCCCAATGCGGCTGCGCTTGCTTCGGGTGTTACCTATTGGATGGGCATAGACAAGTTTTACAAATACGACGGGCGCGTTCAAACCTTGCGTTGCGACGTACGCCAGTACATCTACAGTGATATCAACCCGCTCCAGTACGACCAGATATTTGCCGGGACGAACGAGGGCTTCAATGAGGTCTGGTGGTTCTATTGTTCGCAAAATAGTGTAGACAGCAGAATTGACCGGTACGTAATTTACAACTACGCAGAAGACATATGGCAATACGGCACTATGGCTCGCACTGCTTGGTTAGATACTGGCTTGCGCAACTTCCCGATTGCTGCTACCTACAGCTACAACATTGTGAACCATGAAGATGGAGTAGATAACAATGAGACTGGTACAACACTTCCCATAGCTGCGTCCATCACTTCCGCGCAATTTGACTTGGACGACGGTAATAATTTTGCGTTTGTCTGGAGAATACTTCCGGACTTGACCTTCCGCGGTTCTACAAGCGGAACCACCCCAAGTCTGTACATGCAATTGCTGCCGTTGCAAAATTCTGGTTCTGGCTACAACAACCCTAAATCTGTGGGGGGTACAGATTCAACGGCTACGCAGGCTGTAACAGCAACCCAAACTTACCCAATTGACCTTGACACGTACACTGGACAGATAAATATCCGCGTGCGTGGCAGGCAAATGTCCATCCGGATTTACTCCGATACCGTCGGCATACAGTGGCAACTTGGGTCTCCTAGACTTGATATTAGGCAAGATGGAAGAAGATGACTTACGTTATTACATCTAGTACCGAACTCAATAGGACAGTTGCTCCGCGTTTGCCTGCGGCAACGGTGCAGTACGATATTAATTACATCAACCAACTCAACAATGTCTTACGGTTGTACTTCAACCAAATAGATAACATACTAGGGCAGTTGAGTTCAAGTTCCGGGTACATCCCCGCGCCAACCATTTACACAGTAGCTACCCTCCCTAGCGCGGCTATTGCCGGGGTTGGGGCGCGGGCTTTTGTGTCTGATGCGACGGCTACTACGTTTGCTTCCACGGCTGCTGGTACTGGGGCTAACAAAGTCCCTGTCTATTCGGATGGAACCAACTGGAAAATAGGGTGAGCATGGCCATCGTAGCTAAAGTCCCCTTCGCGCAAGTTCACCAGACATGGCCGCTGGTGGAGAAGTATTTTGCCGCCGTCGAGCCACATACCAAAGGCGAGTACACGCTTGACCAAATCAAGATGAAGCTGGGCTTGGGTGACTGGTGGCTGCTCACCGTGACTGAGGGTGAGACCATCATCGGTGCGCTGGCAATGGTCTACCAGAACCGCGCCAATGACCGCGTGGCGTTCATCACCTGCTTGGCGGGTGAGGGGATGACCACTGATGACAATTGGGCACAACTGCAAGACATCTGCAAAAAGGACGGCGCTACCATGATTGAAGCGGCTATGCGTCCGTCCACCTTCCGACTCTGGTCACGGCTTGGGTTCCAAGAGAAGTACCTTATCGCGGAGGTCAAACTGTGAACATTCTTGAGCAAAAACGCAAGCTGCTAGGCCACTGCTACATGGGTGGTGGTGGGGGCGGCAGCGGCGGTGGAGGCAGCAACCCCGGGGACACTGGCAGGGGTGGCGGTGGCGCTCATGTTGGTGAAGGCAGCGGTGCTGCGCCAAGCGATGGTAGTGCGCCTCCTAGTGGTGGAGGCGGTCAAGCTCCAGCGGAATCTGCGCCCGCACCAGTGGCGGCTGCACCCGATGCTCCAGCCGCGCCATCTGAGGCTGACAAAACTGCCGCAGACAATATTGCTCGTGAGCGGGCAACTACGGTGGCCGCAGCGGCAGAAGCACAAAGAGCAGCAGAAGCACAGCAGGCCGCAGCCGCAAGCCTGATGGGCGGTGCGGGAGAAAACCAAAGCCTTTCTCCTTTTTCAGACGTTAGCTTGTCATCCAAGCAAGAGGCCAATTTAGCTAAAACAGAGCAAGTCAATGCCCTGCGGCAGCAAGCCAATGAAAAATTGGCCTCGTATTATGGGAAAGATGCAAACAAATACGCCACCACGGCAGACAAAGACCCAAATGCTGTAGTCAATGTCTATAAAGATTTGATGGGGCCGCTCACCAAGCAGACCATGATGCTCGGCGGCGGAAAAAACAACCCAGAAGGCAGAGAAGTCAGCGTTGATGTTCCGCAAAACACTTTTGTTGATGCCTTTGGGCGGTCACCAACTTACGCTGAATCCAAGGCACTTCAAGCGGCTGGGCTTGGAAACATAACAGGCGTCAATGCAAAAAACTTGACCAACATGAATGCGTCCGTGGAGGGCGTAGAGGGTCTCACTTACAACGACCCCGGTCAAACCGCTGACAGCATTGTTGCGACTACAGATTTTGTGAACTTTGTGGAGCCGTTGGCACGAGCGGCTGCGTTTTTTATCCCCGGCATGAGTTTGGCATTGACCCTGAACGACATGTACACCGGAAAAATCACGGCAGGGGAGGTTGCATCTAGCGTCTTGCTCAGTATGCTTGCCAAGAATTTAAAAATTCCCGTTGGCATAGTTACAAATGCCCTCAACGGCAATCCGGGCAACATGTTGTCTTCGGCGCTGGTTGGCCAAATCAATTCCTACGCAGCAAAAGAACTTGGCACCAACCCAATTTTCACCGGAATTTTGGGTAAAGAATCTGGCCTTTATGGGGAAATTGGTAAGTCCACCAGCGGCCTGAATCAGAACTGGGGCACCACAAAAGCAATCTCCAATGCTTTCAACGAGGGCTTGAGGAACTTGGGCATCACGGCGGGCGCAGGTGCCCCCAACAGCGCTACTGGCGAGACAGTAAACACTGGTGTCAGTACGCAGGACACGCTATCAAATTACCTTGATAGCGCCAGCAAAAGCTCATCCAATGCGCCAACAGCGCCTGCTCCACCATCAACAACGCCTTCCATTACAGCGCCAACAACGCCAACAATAGCGCCCGGAGCAAGCACAACAGGTACGGGTGCAAGTACCATAAGCACGCAGGGAAACTTGTTCAACCCCTTGGGTTTGACCGCGCCTCAAACCCAGCAAATGACCAACGCATTTCCGCAGCTGGCCAACGTGTTTTACTACGGCAAAGACACTGGCTCTAAGAAGCAGAAACTTGATGAGAACAACCAGCTAGTCTTCGAAAACCAAGACCAAGGACTTGCCTCGGGAGGCCGTATCGCGGACAATAAAGACGATGCTATTGATGCGTATATAAGACACATAGTTGAGCAAAGCGGGGGCCCAATGTCCCACCGAGAATTACTTGCAATAGTGAAAGGACTTTGATATGGCCTACGTCCAAGACGACAACGGATATTGGTACGACGACACGTTTCAAGATGTTGTAGAACCCACAGACCCATGGATAACCTACGGGTCTAGCGCAACAGACCTTGTAAATCCAGATAGTAGTTTTGCTGACCTTTACAATTTAACTCCTGAAGCGGGGGACTCCATCACATGGACAGAAGCGGACAAGCAAGCTGCAATAAAAGCCGCGCAGGGTATGTCCAATGCCAATACCGCTACAAGCGGGGGCCCCGGAACAACTACGGACTATATTGGCGCGTTGGTGGCGGCTGTTAAATCTGGCGCTCTTACGTCTGAAGCCCTTAAAAGTCTTTCTGGCCCGGTCCAATCGGCTGTTACTAAGGCGCTTACTGCGGCCCCTGCCGCTGCTCCAAGTTTTCTTGACAGCATAGGTAATTTTCTAAAAACCTCTACGGGTCAAGCAGTCGGGATTGGCGGCATAGCGGCGCTTCTTCAAGCTATGGGTAACAAGGGTACAGGCGAGATTTACAAGGGCTACCAAGGCAGTATCCCCAACTACTCCGCTACCCGGACTATGAACGCCATCCCTACCACAACGACGGACGCTTCTGGGAACACCGTTGCCCGTCGCCCCGGCCAAGGCGGGATAACTTACTTCAGCCCCATGCGGTACACCGCAGCGGGTTCCGCTACATCTGACACTGCGCCTAGCCCAGCAGCGGGCATAGCGGCTCTTCCCACATCCCCCGCATCCAGCGCACCGGCAGCAGGTATAGCAGCTTCATCTCCCGCACCGGACGCGTACTCTAGGCCAACCCTTGAGTTTTCCACGCCAAATGTAGTTCCATACGAGCCCATAACTAAACCCGCAAGTACAGCAACTGTTTCCGCGTCTGATGCTCCAGCAAGCGCACCGGGCGCGTACTCTAGGCCAACCCTTGAGTTTTCTACGCCAAACATAGTGTATATGCCCCCTATAGCCAGAGCCGCAGGCGGGCTTAGCTCCCTCGGCGGTTACTCGGATGGCGGGCGGCTCTTGCGCGGCCCCGGCGATGGCATATCGGACTCAATTCCTGCGACAATCGGCAAGAAGCAGCCAGCTAGGCTTGCGGACGGTGAGTTTGTGGTGCCAGCACGCATTGTTTCCGAGATTGGAAACGGCTCAACCGAAGCCGGTGCCCGTAAGCTATACGCTATGATGGACCGCGTACAAAAAGCTAGGGGCAAGACTCTTAAAAACGTAGCCGCTAATTCCAAAGCGGACAAGTATTTACCCGCGTAGGAGCATATATGGCCGGAGCAAGTGTTACATCGGGTACTTCTACCCTCCCTACCCCCACTGCGGGGGGCACAAATTCATCCACGTTGTCCGAATGGGCGGGCCCGTATGTAACAAACATGCTTGGCAAATCCCAAGCATCTGCGGCTGAACCCTACCAAACATACCAAGGCCCGCTCACTGCTGGGCCTTCAGAGCTTCAGAACAAAGTGTTCCAAGGGCTGGGTAACCTAGCCTTTCCGGGCAACCTCGGCGCGTCTTTTAGTTCTACAGGCTCGTACCAAGTACCGCAGTACAACGCTGCTGGGGCTACACCGGGCGGGGTTACGTCGGGCAGTGGGACAAACGTAGCATCCAGCTACATGAACCCGTACTTGCAAAACGTGTTGACCCCGCAGCTTGATGAGTTGCGTCGGCAGTACGACATTTCGGGTAACAAGTTGAACTCCCAAGCTGCGGCTCAAGGTGCGTTTGGTGGTAGCCGCAACGCGCTACAGAGTTCTGAGAACGAGCGCAACATGATGCAGGAGATGAACAAGACGATTGGCACCGGGTACGCAAATGCGTACGATAAGGCCATGAATCAGTTCAATGTTGAGCAGGGTCAATCCAAGACCCTAGCCGATATGATTGCTCAGCAAGGCGGCACTCAGCAAGGACTTGAGCAGCAAGGTGTGACCGCGGACTACAACGAGTTTGTAAACCAGCGCGACTACCCACAGACTCAGCTTAAATTCTTGCAGTCTATGTTGCAGGGCTTACCTATCTCCACGGTGTACAACACACCGGTTGCACAAACATCGGGCCAGCAAGCAGTTGGTAACGTAACCGACGCAACGGCGTTGCTGAAGACCCTTGGGGTTATCCCTAATACACCAGCGCCGGTCTAAGGTAAGGATAAGAAATGACCCCGAATCTGAACGAAGCGACATCGCTGGTTAACTCCATTCCGCTGGTGAAGGAAAGCATTCCGGTGCTTATGAAGTTGGCCAACGGGTCCAACCCCAACATCCCCAGCTACATGGCGCTAGGCCGCTTGCAGCAAATAAAGGCAATGGTTGAGCACTCGCAACAACCGCAGATGCCCCAAGGCACGGTCAAGCAAAACCTTGAACGCTCCGTTGCAAACATGGGCATGATGAACGGTCGCCAGCAGCAGATGCAACAGAACATGATGCAGCAAGGCATTACTGCGCCCGGCCCGGCCCCCGAAGGCGTTCCTCAGCCCGCACCTATGCCGCAGCCAGAACAGATGCCGCAGATGCCCCAAGAAGTCATGGCTGCACATGGCGGCATCTTGCATGCGCAAACTGACCCGGACATGTTCAACTTTGCCCCCGGTGGCATCGTGGCGTTTGCAAAAGAGGGCGAAGTTAAAGACAAGGACAAGCTTAAAGAACGTCAACCTGACGAGTCTTTTGAGCAATTTAGGCAGCGGCAAATTAGAGCGCAAGCCGACGCCCAACTACAAAAAGATTTAGCGTTACAGGACCAAACTGAACAAGAGCGTCTTGCAGAGCTAGCTAAACGTAAAGAAGCGGGGCAAATACCTAAAAGTGTTTACACAACCCCGCAAGATGTTGGTTCTGCACGTAAGAAGACTTTATCGCAAGAAGAGATGCGGGCAGCGGCAGCAAATACAGCAAACAGCAGTGGCATCTCTACTCTGTTGCAAGGAGGCCGCGAACCTATTGGTATAGCTAGTGCGTCACCGGCTGCGCCTGCCCCACCTCCACCGCCTGCGCCTCGGCCTGCTGCCGCACCTCGGCCTCCTGCCGCCGCGCCTGCCGCTCCTGCCGCTTCTGCGGCTGCTCCCGCCGCTGCCGCAACAACTGGCCAAGGTCTTGGTTCGTTGAATAGTGTTGACCGGGTTAAACAACTTCTGGGGCAACTTACTCCTAGCAACAAGTACATAGAGGGGATTGACACCGCGCAAGCAGCGGCGCAACCCGCCGCGTATGACCAACAAAAAGCTATTGCCGATCAGCTGGCGTTGAATGAGGCTCTCGGTATTGGTACATACGGAAAAAACCGTCGAGAGCAGATGGAAAAACGGGCTAAAGAATTTGAAGCCAACAGGATGTCTAAGTTAGACCAGCTAATTTCGTTGGGCACAGCTTTCTCACGCCCGGGCGCTAGGGCCGGAGATGTGGGTCAGCGTAGCGTTGAGCTAAACGAAGCCGAACGTGATGCACGGGAAAAGTTTCAGACTGCTCAGGATGCGTTGATGGCCACTGTTGAGCTAGCAGACGAAGCTATTCGCACTGGTAATGCCTCCGAAATTCTCAAGACCAAAGCGGCTAAAGACAAGGCTTTGCAGGAGTGGAAAGCCGCAGGCGTTGAGGCCAAGAAAATTCAAGCCCAAGCCGAAGGTTTGCGCCAACAAACAGGAACTCAAGCTGCTACTTCTGTACTTGGCGACGAGATGCGCTTGCAAGCAGAACGTGAAAGAACTGCTTCCGCTGAAAAAGTTGCAGCCGCAAACAACGTCAGCGCGCAAAAAGTTGCCGAAATATATGCAGCAGCTACTAGGGCGGGGGCTAATAGGCCGTCTGAGCAGGAACGGTTTGCCAATGAGTACTTTGCAAAGGTTAAGGCAGAAGGACAAGCTGCTGCGGATGCATGGCTGGCGCAGCAAGAGAAAATTCGTTCGGTTAGCGGTGGGGTCAAGTATGGTGGGCAAGACAAAGAAGTCGAGCGCGAGATAAAAGTCCAAGCTGAAATACGGGCACAGACCGAAGGATTGGCGCAACGTCTAGCGGGTACAAAAGACCCGGCCAAACGAGCCGCAATCCAAACCCAAATTAATGACATAGAGAAAAAAGTAAGAGCGGACGTAGCAAGAGCAGCGGGCGACGCTCCTCCACCCAATGCAGTAAAACTCGTAAAACCATAACCAATGCCTACATACGAAGTTAAAGTCGGGTCGTCCACCTATCAAGTAGACGCCCCAGACGAGAACACGGCGTGGAAGTGGGCTAACTACACCCACAACCAATCTGCTACGCAAGCAGCACCAGTAGCACCAGCACCTACTGAATCTGGCGGGTTCTTCGGGTCGTTTGGCTCTGCCCTCAAAGAGCGGGCGACGACTGCTCTACCCACAGCAAAAATATTCACCGGGCTTGGTGACCAGAAGGCTGCGGTAGATGAGCTGGCCAGACACAAAGAAGAAGCTAACAACGCCTACAAGAACACCGAGTTTGGTGAGATTGGTGATGCATTCAGGCAGGGCAACTTCACCCAAGCTCTTGGCAAAACGGTCGACAAGTTCAAAGAAGTAGCGGGCTCCTCTCTCGGGTCTATGGCCCCGGCGATGGTTGCGGGTGCAGGCACTGCCGCAGCCGTAGCGGCAGCACCTGTTGCTATTCCTGCCGCTGCTGCGGGCACGGCGGCTTTTGGCCTCATATCCTTGGGCTCGTACCTCTCGGATAACATCTCCCGCCAAAAGGAAGAGCAAGCAGCTGCGGGTAAACCCTATGAGGACATCAACCGGCTAAAAGGTGTGACTGCCGCTGCGGGCTCAACCGCCTTGGACATTTTTGGGTTCAAACTGTTCAAACCCTTGGGCCGGTTAGTGGGTCTTGAGGGTAAGGCTGTTGCTGAAAAAGCGGCAATGGAAATCGTTGCCAAGGCCACGCAGCCCAGAGCCTACGCTCGTGCGGTTGCCCGGGGCACTGCGGAAGGTATTGCGTTTGAGATTCCGCAAGAAGTATCCCAGCAAGTGCTGGAGCGGTGGCAAGCGGGCCTCGCGCTTGACCCGTTCACTGACCCCAACGCGGCAAAAGAATATTTGGAAGCTGCGGGCGGTGCGCTCTTGTTGGGCGGACCGATGGGCGCATATAGTAAGCTGCGGGACACCGCCGCTGCACGCGGCACTCCCGAAGGCCAAGCCCTTTTGCGCAAAGACGTCACCGGGGCCAGTAGAGACGTAGAAAGGGAACCAGATGTTACAGAACCTGTCAGTACCCCAGATAGAGCAGGCACTACAGTGGCTGGACAGCCCGACACTGGAGCCCCCGCCGCAGGAACTGCGGGAACTCAGCGAACTGGAGTGGATGTTTCTGGACAGAATGCTCCGGGGACTACAGGTGGAGAAGCTGGCCAACCCGGTGCACTAGCTAGCACTACCCCGCCACCGCCACCGCCACCACCAACTCCGTCGTTAACCGACGAGGAAGTACAGGCAGCTTCTGCGGATGCCAAAGAAGCCTACGACGATGTGCGAGAGCACATAAATGCCCTGCTTAGACAGCCTTCTCGCAACGCCGTCCAAGACAACATGTTGGGTCGTTTACGCGGCGAGTTAGTGGATATTGACTATCAACGATATCTGAAAGATACGATTGATGGCGAACCATTGTCTGATGTAGTTGACGGAATTACCATCAAGCTAGCATCCAACAAAAAAGCCCCTCGTGCTATGCAAGGGGAGATGTTCAGTACCAACGAACAAATTGGCCGGGCAATCACAGGAGCTATGGCTCTAGCGGGCCAAGACCCCGTGAAAGCTGCGCAAGAGCTAAAGAACCGCAAGCAACGCGTCATGGACTACGAGCATAGCGACGCAGAGGTTATGCGTCTGGGTCGTAGCGCTGACATGAACGCCGCGCAAGCCATGGCCAACAGAGACGCTTTGGTCGCGGAAGCTAAAAAGCGGACACTTGAAACCATTGACCAAGCTATTGCTGGGCTGCCTAGTGTTGGCCAGCCTCGTGCAATGCAAGGCAACTTGTTCAACCGGAAAGAACTTGCCCAGAAAGACAAGTACTCAACCGATGTCACAAATCTTAGCGGTGAAGAACGCGCCAAGATTTTGACCAACTCGTTGCAAGAAACTGAGGCAAAGTTAAAAGCTTCGCAAGAACAACTTGCGGAATTGCAAAAAATTAACGCCGCCGCTGTAGCTGGAAGAGGGGCTACAGTTACGGTTGAAAAATTGACCGCTGCCCAAGAGCAAGTAGATAGTTACAGTCGACAGCGCGCTGCGCTTCAAAATGACCTAGAAAAACTAAACGCGCAACTAGCATTGCCCGCTGACCAGAGAACCGATACGAACGCTGGTTGGCTTCGGGGTGAACCAGAAAAACCAAAACTACCTCGAAAACCCAGAGAGTCGATGGCCGACGCTCCCGTGCAAGAAAGTTTGTTTGGGGGTGAAAAACAAAAGACCTCAACGGGTAAGACAAAAGAATCAACAGACCTAGAAAAAACTCTGATGGGCCTGTTGCTTGGTGAAGACCCACGACAAGATTTTGGTGCCGAGGAAGTGGGCGCTAAACCCGAAACAAAAGGCACAGGCCAAAAGCCGGTGTCCCAGAAGGAAACTGAAACAGCTCCGTTAATAAGCACAGAGCACATCAACGCTACTAACGAAGGTAAGCTGATAAACAGGTTCTTCGATGCGCTTGTGCCTTCTACTGATTCACCCGGAGAAGTCGATAAGCACACAGCGCTAAAGGGTGCTGTACGTAAAGACGTACTTAATTACGATATTGCAAAACCCGGCGAGACCAAAAGCCTTGGGCTACGTGAAGTACTGGACTACATTGGTAGCTTAGTGGGCGGGCGTGACAAACTAAACGCCATGATAGAGCAGCTGGAGCAGAACAAGTCTCCGTCTGTTCAGCAGGCCATATTTAACCGGTTTGGCCTGCCCAACCTGACAAGCCGCAGAGGCTTGGAAGGCTTTGCCAGCCGTGTAGGTAAGGAGCTTGATGAGCTGCCCATCATGCGCAAGCAGACCGGGGACGAGCGAACCGGCGTCCAAATTTCTACGAAGAACATGCCCGCTCCTGCAACGGGTAAGTTTATTGGGGTTATCCCCTACGAGAGTGAAATAGAAGCAACCCCTATTAAGGCCAAAGAGCGTGGCGTTAATTCAGAAGGCAAACCCCGCCGTCCTAGTCTGGACGATCAAGAGAAAAAACGGTTTGTGGTGCAAGACACTAAGTTGCGTACTGCGTGGCGTGCTATCAAGCAACTGATTGCCGCTCGTGGAGCACCGTCAGCTGAGCAGCTAGCGGCTAAGAACTACATGGAGAACCCCGGACGGGAGACGTTTGGGGATGCACTCAATGACTTGGCCTATGACATTGCTACTAACGAGGCTGCTAACAGCACTTTCTACGGTGAAGGTGGTAAGTACGCGGTGGCGTTTCAAAAGTGGATTAACGACAACCTAGACCAAAGCACAGTTGATACCCTCAATGACCTCATTGCGGTCCACAAGCTAAATGTTGCTGAGACCGAAAAGTACAACGCCGCAATAAGCAAATACAACGACGCTTTGGATGGTTTTGCGGAGAAGAAACGCGCAGCCGCCGAAGTGACAGCCAAGAAAAAGCTAGAAAAAACCCCTAGCAAGCGGCCAAATATTAGCGAGCGTATCAAAGAAACTGAGGCTGGTGAGCAAGAAGACACACCGACTGAAAAATTCAAGCACTCGTTAGGGACCATACACCCCGCGGTTCTGCGGATGGTAGAGAAAGGCAACCTAACTGAAGCGCTGGAGACTTTGGCTGACTCTGAGGACGGCTACTACAAAGTCTTGGCCGAACGACTGTTAGCCGCAAAGCCAACGGCCAAGATAGAAGTTATCAACCCCAACAAAATACTGCCGCTGTCAAACGACCCCAATGTAAAAGAGACGTTTAAGAACCAGATAGCCACGCTGGTAAAAATGATTGAGACCTCCATCCCGACGGAACGCCAAGGGGTAATGGTTCGTAACCTCAAGTCCGACAATTTGCAGGCGGTGATGACCGAGGTTAAGAACCTCCAGAAGAACTTTACCAACGACTCCCAGCGGGAGATTGCTAAGCAGGCATTTGACTTCTTGAACGAACAATATGGTTGGATAGGTAAGTACGACCCAGCATCCGACACCATCATGCTGCGGAACAAAACGATAAGCAACCACACGTTCCTGCACGAAGTCCTGCACGCCGTAACGTCAGACCTGATCGACAACGCAGACAAGCTGCGGGGCGTTCGGAAGGATGCGTACAACCGGCTTGTAGAGTTGTACGAGTATTCCAGAGGCAAGCTTGCCGTACAAAATAGCGACACCACTCCTTACGGGTTGCAAGACCTGCACGAGTTCATCTCCGAGGCAATGACTAACCCGGTGTTCCAAGCGGACCTCCGAGTGCTTCGCTACAAAGCTGCTCCGTTCTCCTTGTGGGACGCGTTCTCGCGGGCCATCGCACAGTTGTTCCGCATGGACGCCAAGAGCAAAGACAGCGACGTGATGATGGAGGTTATGCGGGCCACCAACATCTTGATTCCGGGCGAGGCTTCGTTGGAAGGCATAGAGGGCGCTAAAGAACCCACGGAAACTAAAGGGCAGCCCAAGGCCATAGCCGGGCGCATAGCTGCTGTCCCGGCGGGGATGCAGAACACCCCAAACACACTCAAGCTGGTACTGAAATCACGTACTTGGGAAGAAGCCCAAAAACCATACAGCCAAATAATAGTCTCGGCAAAGGCTGCTAGTCGGCCCGCGTTGCTCGGAGCGCTTACGCTGCGCCAGATTGGGGACTTGGTGCGCAACCGTGTCCCGCAGGTCAACAACTTCATCCGGTTGACCGAGGAGTTCCTTGCCCGCAAGAACAACATCTTGAAGGAGTCCGGAGACATCCTTAACGTCTGGGAGCGCATGCAGTCTTCCAATCCCGAAGAATCCAAGGCACTTGCTAAAGTTATGCATGAGGCTACGATTCTTCAGTTTGACCCAGACAAAATCCGGTACGGCAGAAACCCCCGAGAAATAATGGTGGCCGATGCTTGGAAGGTGCTTGACCCTACATCCAAAAACATATACCGGCGGGTGCGAGACTTTTACGAACACCGGCAGGCTGAGTACAAAGGTATTATGGCTAAGCGCATCATTGAGATGCGTAACCTTGGTGTGTCTGAAGCCACTATTCTTGAGATACGTAACGAGTTTGAGAACACCAAGTTTAGGGGGCCATACTTCCCACTGATGCGCCACGGGCGGTTTTGGTATCAGATTGGTACTGGAAAAGACCGTGAGTACTACATGTTTGAGACTGCGGGCGCGAAAGAAGCCCACATGGCTGAACGCATTAGCCAAGACCCCAACTTGCCCGTCAAGGAAGGTTCAGAGTACGCCCAGCAGATGGACCTGCATGCCAAACAGTCCAACTTCCTGCGTACCGTATTTAGCGCAATAGATGGTGTCAGCAGCACCACATTTGCTGGCATGCCCGCCCAGAATCTGAAAGATACCATCTACCAAAACTTTCTGGCTATCCAACCGGAGAGCAGCTTCCGCACTCAGTTCATGCACCGGAACAATGTGGCGGGCTACTCAGAAGACGCTCTGCGCAACTTTGCAAAGTCGTCGTTCCACATGGCGTACCAGCTTGCTCGCTTTGAACACTCTCCGGACATGTTCTCCCAAGTGCAAGCCGCCCGCATGCAAATTAAGGACAGGAAAGACGAAGCCGGTGGGTTTGACAAAGAGTTGTCTAGGGAGAACAACGAGCTCAGCGACTATGTAACAGAGATGGACAAGCGGTTGAAGCTGATGCTCAACCCAACCGACGTAGGGACTATCCCGTCGCTGTTGTCTAACATCGGATTCATCTGGTACTTGACCGCACCTGCCTCTGCAATCGTCAACGTGGTGGGCGGTATGGTCATCGGGTTGCCCACACTCATCGGCCAGAACGTGCGGATGAACCCCGGCAAGTCGTACACGAAGGCTACGCTAGAAGCACTGGGGCAGATGAAGACTGTAGCTGGGCAAATCATAGCCACCGGGTTTGAAGTAGAAACAGGCAAACGCGTTCGGGACTTCCGGTTGCAGTTTCCAACCTTGAGCCGGTCAGACTCCATGACCGACATAGACAAGCAAGCATACGAACGGTTTGTGGCCGACGGGGTTATCGACATCACTGCTGCGTACGACCAGTCGGGTCTGGCTGCTGCACCAACTGAAAGCTATGGCGGGGTGAAGAACCGTGCCATGGAAGCTTTGACGGCCCTGTTCCACAACGCTGAGCGGTTCAACCGTGAAGTCATGGCCATGTCCTCGTTCCGGGCGGCTATGGAAAAACGTAAGGGCTATGCCGACCAGAATCTAGCCTTTGCTGAGGCCGTTGCGGATGCCAAGGATGTCACCCAGCGGGCTATGTTTGACTACTCCTCCGCAAACAAGCCGCGCTACTTCCAGAATCCGGTTGCACGGGTGGTACTACAGTTCAAACAGTTCCCGCAGCAGATGACGTTCTTCCTTGCGCACAACGCCATCAACATGTTCAAGGGCATGGACGAGTCTACGCGGCGGGAAGCGCGGGCACGGTTTGTCGGAACCATGGGCATGGCAGCTATTATGGCGGGAGGAACTGGTATTTGGGGCTTCTCCACCGTGGCATCTATCATCAACGCCGTTGTGAACGGGCTCAAAGACGATGACGACGAAGAGGTGTTTGACTTTGAACTAGAGTTCGTGAACTGGGCCGTGGAGACGTTCGGCGCAAACATGGGCACTCTGATTACCCGTGGCGCTGCCAACGCGCTAACAGGGCTTGATGTTGCCAGCCGTGTGAAGCTGGACGACATGTGGTTCCGGGATAGCCGCAAGAATCAAGACGAAGTAGAGGCGTTGCAGACCTTCCTTGTGGACTTGCTTGGGCCCACTGCGGGCTTGCTGGTCAACGTGGCCGAGGCACGCAAACTCTGGAACGAGGGTCATGGCGACCGCGCTCTGGAGATGATGGCCCCGGCATTCATCAAGAACCCGTTGGTCGCTGCCCGCTACGCCTCCGAAGGAGTGAACACTCTGGGTGGTGACCCGCTCATGGAAGACGTGAGTCCGTTCCACTTGATGGCGCAGTCCTTGGGCTTGCGGTCTGCTGAACTCTCAGAAATACAGTTTTACAACACGAACATCAAGGGCCAAGAGCAAGCTATTCTGAAACAACGTCAGAACCTGCTTAACCTGTACGCCTTGGCCTTCATGTCGAACGATTCTGATACGCTGGATACAGCCTACGACAACATCGACAAGTTCAACGCTAAGCACCCCAGTGTGTCTATTGCAGCGGGCACGTTGACCAAGTCGATCAAGGGCCACTTGGAAAAGTCAACGCAGATGGACCACGGGCTGTACCTCGACAAGAAGCTGCGCGGGGTTCTTGATAACCACTCGTACATCGACAAGCTGCGGGATTAAAAAATCCCCGCGAAGTTGCCAACGCGGGGATTTAAAGTCACCAAGGAAAACAGAGATGCAACTAGGTTGCCGCCGTAGTGTACTTGGTTTTTCTCCAGATGCGTAGCCCGCGGATATCGTCTTCTATTACTACCTTAATGATTACCACGAAGCCAAGGCGCTGCATCTTCTTCTGAATAGCTTTCTTGCCCATGCCGATACCCACGCACGGGACAAAGAACGAACTGCCAATCCGGAACTTCTTCCAGTCTACGGTGTAGGTAATGCCATCAATCTTCATCGCTCGCTGTACCCATAGTAGGCATCACCCCCAGCTTGGATGCGTCAAACTCCAGCACCTCCACGGGCGGGGCGTGCATGTCTGTACCGATGTCTATGCGGGTGCGGGCTGAGCTTATGAACGAGCCCTCGCGGTTCAACCCGTCCAGCAAGTCGTTGAAGGTAATCTGCTTGTCGACACAGAATTCTTTGAGGACGGAGCGGACAATCTGGATACGTTCCGTGTCGGGTTCGTACCGCACATAGATGGACGAGCGGGGCTGGACGATGGGCGTAGCGGCAATGCCGCTCTTGGACGTACTGTGCCGGTTGATAATCAGGATGTTCATGTTGTGCTTCAACAGGAACTCGCCAATCATTGCTGCGTAGTCGTCCATGGACAGCTTGGTGGACTCCCGCATGTTGTCCACTTCCTTGACCGCCCAGTTGAATATGGCCTGTATGGGTATGTCATGCAAGCCCAGCTTCTTGGCAATCATCCCGCCCGCTAGGTTGGCCGCAATCATCCCTGACCAGAACCGCTCCCGCGTGTCTATGCGGGCTGCAACGTCGAACCTCGCCTGCACCTGCAAGGCCATCTCAATGACTTCTTCTAGGTTCTGCACAAGAAACTGTGCGTAGGGTTCACCGGCCAGCCCGTAGTTGTTCTGCAAGCCACCGAATATGCGCTTGGCCTCGGCCTTGTCCAAGTTGTTGGTGGGCTCAATCTTGTACTGCATCACCCGCATCAACTCGCCCTCAGACGTAGCTTTCATCGCTTGTAGCTTATCGGTCATGCTTGAGTTGCCGGTGGCCACCATCATGCTCGCCCAGAACCCCTGCGCCTCACGCTCCTCGTTCACCGACGCCTTCATGCGTCTGCGCGGAGCTCCTTGGGTAACGCTGTAGGCCAAGTCGGAGAAGTCATCGCCGCTCATCTTGGTTATCTCGTCCACCCCCAAAGGCAGGTTGCACATCACGGTCAGTCGGTGCAGCTTCACATTGAGCGTATCCCGCCACTGGAGCATCAGCTTGTCGGGGTGGCCCCACACGCTGTTCATCACTTGCAGGATGGTCGACTTGCCTGTGCCTGAGCGCTTGTTAATCAGGTTAATGATGCCGCCCTTGATGCCCATGAACTTGACCAACGGTGCACCGAACGCGGTGAACACAGCAAAGGCATGGGGTTCAAACCCGGGCATGCCGTAGGTATTGACGATCTTCTTCCACTCCTGCAAGCTGCCGGTGGCGACCAGCGCACCAGCTACCTCCACAGTGCTCTTGGATGGCGGGCTGTACCGCACATAGCTTGGGCCGATTTCTCGGCTACCCAAGATAAACTTTGAGTCCTCGTCAGCCCATCCGAATTGAAGCCGCATAGTTTCTACCTCTTGTACTACTTGTAATTCCTTGGCGCAGTCGATCACGTAGTTCGTGATGTTCTGCATCTGGGTCTGCTTAGCAAGAACGCCGTTGAAGGACACTTTCTTGCGGAACTCATCCTTGCTGAGCAGTTCCTCGGTGGTGATTGAGAAGTCTTTGGTGCCGTCTTTGGGCAGGGACAAGCGGAGCAGTATGGTCTCTCCGCTGGCGGGGTCAAACAGACGCTTGACCACAAACAGGTCGTACTCGTAAACGCACTCAACGCCGCGCCTACCTTCTTCGTCTTCTTCCTTGGTGTAGATGTAGATGCCGCCGGTTTTGCCACGAAAATACTTGGACGGCATCTGCGGGATTACGAACTCGGACATCGCGCCGCTCGTACTGTCCTTCTGCTGTATTACTGCGCCTTCTGCGGCCTTGGCAATCTCATGCCCAATGACGATGGGTGACTTGATTACCTTCCAGTGCGGGCAGTTCTGGCAGACCCCCGGCCTGTAGTCGTTGAATGTCTCGCATGTGTATGGCCCCTTGATCAGGTTGGCCTTCTGTTCTGTCTTGTCAGGGTTGTACTGCGGGTGCTGGCGGGACATGATGTGGATGGCCTTGCCGCCGTCTACACAATGCTTGGCTATGGACAGCCCCGCCCGCCACAATGGTTCTTCCACATCCTCTTGGTTCTCCATGATGTAGCGGATGTGGTCGCATCCCACGCCATCAATCGTTCGGTCAACGATTAGCTTGAACCGTGACTGCTTGTTACCCAGCATGGCCTTGGTGAACTCGTCCAACTGGCTGGGCGCGTACACGGGTTTGACCGGTGCTATGGGGCCCATCAGCGCAGCAAAGTCTTCAAACGTCATGGGCTTGCCTGTAAACAAAGTGTTTACATCGTTTGCAGGCTCGTCCTTAAAGTTCTTGGTGCCGGGTATCCGCAGCACCCGCGCTGCATCTGCTGGCACAGCGGGGTCAACGATGAACTTGTGCTTGAGGCACAGAGCCTTGAACGCCTCGGCCACCGGCAACCACTTGTCCTTGTCCACGGGCTCGGTAAGCGGCCAGTAGATGTGCCAGCCACGGCCAGAGTCCACGATGGTGGGGCGCGGCAACTTGAGCGTGTTGCACAAGTCCTTGAGCGCAACCATGCCGGTGGTCTGGTCAACATAGCCCTTGATGCGGCCATGCTTGTCGGGCTTGGCCTTGTCAGCCCCGCAGTCTATGTCTAGGAAGAATGACTGCATCCACCCGCAGTTGGCTGCATCACGGTTCTCGTCTGTGATGAACTTACCGCAGCCAAAGTAAACGTCACGGCCAAGGCCGGTTAATCGGTCTGCTTCATCGTCTACTTCTTCCAATGTTTTGAAATGGGATTGCTGTGGCCCCTTGCCATCCAACAATGAGAATACGCAGTACCACCCGTCCGTATCAGGGACAACACTGCGCAGCAATTCAATATCCGCCATTTTGAATCCGTTCACCGTCGAGAGAGGAGGGGG